GGTGATCTATGCCGTTTGAAACCCCTTCGCTGCCGGTGCTGATCAAGCGCACCCAAAGCGACCTGGCCGGCGATTCGCTGCGCCAGTCCGATGCGCAAGTGCTCGCCCGCACCCTCGGCGGCGCCGCTTATGGTCTGTACGGTTATCTCGACTGGATTGCCGAGCAGATCCTGCCGGACAAAGCCGATGAATCGACACTGGAACGCATCGCCGCGTTGCGCCTGAATCAACCGCGCAAAGCCGCGCAAGTGGCCACCGACAGTGTCAGTTTTACCGCCACTCCCGGTGCGGTGCTCGACGTCGACACGCTGCTGCAAGCGAGCGATGGCCACACCTACAAAGTCACCGCCGCGCGCACCACGGTCAATGGCAGCAACAACACCACAATTGCCGCGTTGGAGGCCGGCAGCCTCGGCAACGCTGACGCCGGTCTGACGCTGACCCCGGTGCAGCCGATTGCCGGGATTGTCGGCAACAGCTTCGTGGTGCTGGCGCCGGGCCTCAGCGGCGGTGTGGCGCGGGAAAGCCTCGAATCGCTGCGCTCGCGGGTCATCCGTTCCTACCGCGTGATTCCCCACGGTGGCGCGGCCAGCGACTACGAAACCTGGGCACTGGAAGTGCCGGGTGTGACGCGGGCGTGGTGCCGTGGTGGCTTGCTCGGCCCAGGCACCGTAACCGTGTTCATCATGCGCGACGACGACCCGCAACCGGTGCCGAACGATGAGCAGTTGGCGGAGGTTCAGGAGTACATCGAACCGCTGCGTCCGGTGACCGCGGAAGTGCACGTGCAGCGACCGGTTCAGGTGCCGGTGGTGTATCGCTTCAAGAGCGTCAATCCGGACACCACTGCGGTGCGCGCCGCCGTCGAAGCGCAGTTGCGCGATCTGCACAACCGCGAGGCTGACCTCGGCGTGCCGCTGCTGATCAGCCATATCCGCGAAGCCATCAGCAGCGCCGGCGGCGAATACGATCACACGCTCACTGCTCCAGCCGCTGACGTGCCGGCCGGGCAGAGCGAACTGCTGACCTTCGGAGGCTGCGTATGGGGGGCATAAGAACCGCCGCGCAATACCAGGCGCAGTTGCGCGCCTTGCTGCCCAGTGGCCCGGCATGGGATCCGGAACGGGTGCCGGAACTCGAAGAAGTGTTGCAAGGCGTCGCCGTCGAACTGGCCCGTCTGGATGCGCGCGCCGCCGACCTGCTCAACGAAATGGACCCGGCCGGCGTCAGCGAACTGGTGCCGGACTGGGAGCGGGTGATGAACCTGCCCGACCCGTGCCTGGGCACCACGCCCCTGTTCGACGACCGCCGCCTCGCCGTACGCCGCCGCCTGCTCGCGGTCGGCAGCCAGGCTGTCGGCTATTACCTCGACATCGCCAAAAGCCAGGGTTACCCCAACGCCAGCATCACCGAACACGAAGCCCCACGCATGGGCCGCGCCCGTTTCGGCTCGGCGCATTGGGGCACCTGGGAAGCACAGTTCATGTGGACGCTCAATACCGGCGGGCGCTTGCTGCTCGGCCGGCGTTACGGCGCGAGCTATTGGGGGGAGCGCTTCGGCGTAAACCCGGGCTCGGCGCTGGAATGCCTGATCCACCGCAGCGCGCCGGCGCATACCAAGGTGCATATCAATTATGACTAGGGAGGGATGAGAGATGGATTATCCGAAGAGTGTGCCCAGTGCCGGGCTGGTGAATGGGAAGTTTGTTGATGAGAACCCGTTGATGGGGACGCCGGGGTCGTTGATTCCGGCGCGGTGGGGTAACTGCGTCACCGATGAAATACTCAATGCGATCACGGCTGCCGGACTCGTACCCAATGAGGACGACAGCACGCAGCTCAGAGCGGCAATTTCGGCGATTGTCGAAAGGAACAAAAGTGATTCTCTGGCAAGCAAGGATGAAGCAGAGGCGGGCACCAGCAGTAGCCGCCTGATGACGCCGCAGCGGGTGTTTCAAGCGATCGAAAAGAAGGTGGTGCAAGCTACTGAAACAATTTTTGGCTGGGCGCGGATAGCTACGCAAACTGAGGTCAACGCGGGGACTGACGACACCACCATCGTCACACCGAAAAAACTCTGGTTTGGTGTTTCCTACAGCATTAGCGCGAACGGCTATATCGCTTTTCCGTGCTGGCTTGGCGGCTTCATGATTCAGTGGGTCGTGATCACCATCGCTACAGATAAAACCTATGTTGCAAAACCCTGGCCGGTGGCTTTCAAGACCCAGTGCGCCGCTACCTGGGCAAGTTACTCGCACAGCGGCAACGCACCCTTTTTCGATATTGTCACTCCGCCCTTAGTGACCTATTTTGATCCCAGCCAGGTTCAAGTCTTGAGTAATTCCGGTGGCTCCGGTTTTGTCACTGTCCTGGGGGTGGGTAACTGAAATGAAACGTTTCTATAGCCGCACCACTGGCAACACCTATTTGTCGGGTTATCACACTAGCCTTCCGGACGATGCCGTTGAAATTGACGAGGCGTGTTATGAGTCGGTGATCGCAAATCCTGTAGCGGGTACCGCGCGATCCCACGACGACCAAGGTCTGCCGATCCTGATCGCGTTGGCACTGCCCTCGGATGAGCAAACGGCGACACAAGCCAAGGCGTGGCGCGACCGGGAATTCAGCCGGGTTGTCTGGTTGCGCGATCGTCACCGTGACGAAGTGGAACTGATGAAGACCACCACGTTGTCCGACGCTGACTACCTGACGCTGCTGACTTACCTCCAGGCGCTGCGCAAATGGCCCCAGGCGAAAAAGTTTCCTGCCAAACGCTCTCGACCGAAAAAGCCTGTCTGGATGACAGCCGAGTAACTGGATGCTGCATTGTCGGCATCGTCTATCAACGTTTCAGGTAAAGGAAAACCAGCTATGGATTATCCAAAAAGCGTCCCCAGCGTCGGTCTGGTCGACGGTCGTTTCGTCGATGAAAACCCGGTGGCGGGAACTCCGGGGTCTTTGATTCCGGCGGTATGGGGCAATGCGGTGACAGAGGAAGTACTCAACGTTGTCATCGGTGCAGGACTGACACCCGTTGAAGGTGACAACCGGCAGTTGATCAAAGCCTTGCAGGTGCTGTTGGCATTGGCCAGCCCTATGGCAACGTCAGTGACCAGTGTGTCGACCTCCAAAGCGTTGGCGGCAAATGAGCTCGGGCTGGTGCTCGTCAATGCAAGCAGTGGTGCGACCACTATCAGCCTGCCGCCGGCGGACCTTGCGTTGGGGGTTCGCGACGTCATAGTCCGTCGGGTCGACAACTCGACATCGCGCCTGGCAGTGCGCGCGTCTGGTACCGACAAAATCAGATTTCATACCCATCTTGCCGCAGCCGGGTATCCCTTTTTTGTACTGATGGGGTCGGGTGACTGGTGGCATCTGCGCAGTGATGGTGCAGGCAATTGGTGGCCGATCGGACGCTTCGATGGCACACCGTTGGGCCGGGCTGTCTTCGAGACCACGGCACTGCTTAACCCTGGAGGATACGGTCAGCTTAACGGAGCGGTATTCAGTCGCAGCGACTGGCCGTGGTTGTGGGATCACGCGCAACAGTCCGGCGCCCTGACCAGCGAAGCCGCGAGGGTCGGCGCAGAGGGTGGTTGGACCAGCGGAGACGGTGCGTTGACCTTTCGCGGGCCGGAGGGTCGAGGTGAATTCATCAGAGTGTTCGATGAGGGGCGCGGGGCTGATGCCGGTCGCTCCATTGGTAGTTGGCAGGTCGACGTGTTCCGCGCTCATCGACACGAACTCAAAAGCGACATGTTGGGCGTTCCGCTGGTGTCGGCACCGAACGCGGCGCCTGACGCCTTGTTCAATCAGGCCAACACCAGTCTCGGGTTTACCGAAAACACCGGTGGTGTCGAAACCCGGCCGCGCAACATCGCCTATCCCGGCAGAATCAAACTCATCTGACAGCGCTGCTCTGCGGCATTCTCAGCTACAAAAGGAAGTGAGCAGTGACTTACTACTATGTTGTAAACGAAGCGACCAAAGAAATGACCGGGGCTGTCGAGTTGCCATTTATTCCCGGAATAGGCATTCAGGTTCCCGGCAATGTGATCGAGTTGGCGGAACAATTGCCGCTTGCTGAACCTGGCTATGTCTGGGTATGGCGCGACGGTATCGCCTCCCAACTGATCGACTTGCGCAACACGATTGTCTATTGCAAAGACACCGGCATGGCTAGCCCTTGGTCGGAGTTAGGCCCACTGCCTGACTCTCTGACCGCCAAGGCGCGCCCAGGCGAATACTACGTCTGGAAGAACGATGACTGGGAACTGGATCTGGAGGCGCAGCACGCTGCCGCCGTTGCCCAAGCGGATATCGAGCGCGACAAGCGTCTGCAAGAAGTCGTCATTCGTGTAGCCCCTCTGCAATACGCTTATGAGCGGGGTGAGGCATCCAGTGATCAATTGACTGTATTGCAGGCCTGGAAATGCTATGCACTGAAGTTGGCAAATATTGAACTGCAACCTGACTATCCATTGTCCACTGACTGGCCGGTTGCCCCCGCAAAGCTGGTTGTAGCCCCCGCCGTCTGACTGAACCCGCCCACTAACTGCGTTACAGGTGGCCTCGTGCTGCCGACATTCGGCTGCCTGTAAAAACTTGGAAACTCTGCAGTGGGCTATCCGGAAACCGTTGCCGGTGTTGGCTTGGTCAACGGCGGCTTCGTCGATGAAAACTCACTTGCCGAACATCGGGGGCCTCGCGACAAGCGCTGCGTGAATGGCCTGACTCAGCACTTTTTCCGCAGCGCATTTGCGCCCATCAGCGCCGCTTTGGCTAGCCAGCGTGCCTGGCTGAACGTGTTTCTTCAATCAAGGAGGTAAACCTTGGACTATCCCAAAAGTGTACCCAGTGTCGGGCTGGTCAACGGCCAGTTTGTCGACGAGGACCCGATCGCTGGTAAACCCGGTTCGCTGATCCCGGCGACATGGGGCAACAGCGTCACGCAAGAAATTCTCAACGTCGTTCAGGCGGCCGGGATGGCGCCGAACGAGGCATCGAACAATCAATTGTTGGCTGCGCTACGCAGTTCGGCGTTGTTCATGACCGCTCCGCAGTTCGATGACGGACGTTCGGCGGCAACAGCCGAGTTTGTGCAGCGGGCGCTAGGCAGTTACGCCAGTGCTCGAGGGGTAACTGCCCCCACACAGTTGACCTTGGCCGATGTCGGTTGCTCGATCGGTCTGGGCGGTAATGCAACTTATACCGTGACGCTTCCAGATGCGAGTGTGCCCACGGTGCCGAGCGGCGCTACGATCAGTCTGCATTGCCGTAATAACGCAGCCGTCACCGTGGCCAGTAAAACCGGCGCCCAGATCAGCCCCCAAGGCGGTTATCTGGCATCGATCGTGATGAACAATGGTGAGAGTGCAAACTTCGTCAAAGAGTCTGGAATGTGGGTGGTTTATGGCACTGCTGCGCTGAAGTATTCAGGCAGTTACGCCGCACAGTTCGGCACCACCGGCTATCAGAAATTTCCCGGCGGTTTGATCATGCAGTGGGTGATGGGTGGATCCGATGCCAATGGCAACATGTCGGTGTCGTTGCCGATCAGGTTTCCCAATGCGGTTTTAGCGGGTGTCGCCGATGAAGGGAACCCCCCCGGTTGGGGAGGCGGCAACGTAACCGTTTGGTCATTTGATGGCAATAACTCTACAACGACGACAGCGGCCGCTCGGGTTCGAAACGTAATGGCTTCCAGTGTTAGGGCGGAGCCAGGACTTTCCGGTCGCATACTGGTTTGGGGGTACTGACCATGGTTATTCACTTTTACGCACAGACACTCGGATTCGATCGGGTCGAAAGCCCCTGTCCCGATTTGCCGGAAGGTGCGGTGGAAATCACTCAGGCGCAATACGCCGAGCTGTTTGCCGGACAGGCGAGCGGCAAAGTCATCAGTGCCAGTGCCAGTGGTCAGCCCGTTTTGACCGACCCCGTCGTTTCTCCTGCAACGCTGGCCAGCCACGAGCGCGCATGGCGCAATCACGTTCTGCAGAACACCCAATGGCTGGTGTTACGCGATGCCGAAGAGCTGGAAGTGGGTGAGGGTACAACCTTGCAGACCGAGGAGTTCAAAGCGCTCCTGGGTTATCGGCAGGCGCTGCGCGACTGGCCCAATCATCCCGATTTTCCGAATGCCCGTTCACGCCCGGTCGAACCTGACTGGCTCGAAGGTTTGCCAGGGGCCAGTGCCTGAGCGGTTCGTCCTTCAATGGAGGATAGATATAGATGGATTACCCCAAAAGCATTCCCGGCGCGGGCCTGGTCAACGGCAAATTCGTTGACGAGGACGCGATCGCCGGTACAACCGGCTCGCTGATTCCAGCGAGTTGGGGCAACAGTGTCACGCAGGAAATACTCAGCGCAATTACCGCAGCGGGGTTGAGCCCGGATGAGCAGCAGACTGACCAGTTGGCTCAAGCGATCCGGCAATTGTCCAAACCAGATCCAATGCAACAGTTTCCTGTGCAGGTTTACCGCAGGAATCTGCTGATCAACGGCGGATTCGATATCTGGCAACGCGGTACGACCAATCAGGCACCGAATGTTGGCGGCTACGTGGCTGATCGTTTCCGTTGTGACTGGAACGGCAATGCTGGGGTGAATATTTCTCGCCAGGATTTCGCCCCAGGCCAATCCGAAGTGTCGGGCGAGCCCGCTTGTTTTTTGCGTTGGCAGCAGACAACAGCCGGCGTCGGTTCCACTGAACACAAAATGTCCCAATATATCGAGTCGGTCAGAACCCTGGCCGGCAAAACCGCCACCCTGACCTTTTGGGCGCGCTCCGATGCTGCGCGGCCGCTGAAGGTATTCATCACCCAGTACTTCGGGACTGGTGGCTCGGAGCCGGTGATGAAAGCGGTCGAGGTCTTTCAATTGACCACGTCTTGGACCAGGTACACGGCCACCTTTCAGGTACCTGTGATCGCCGGGAAAATGCTCGGTGCAAATGATTGTTTGAGGCTGAGTTTCGACCTTCCGCTGAATCTGATTCAAACGGTTGACCTGGCAAGAATTCAGTTGGAAGAAGGGCCAGTTTCCACCCCGTTCGAAAATCGACCAGCTGCGGAAGAATTGATGCTGTGTCAGCGCTACTTCGAGAAGTCTTTTGCGAACCACTTGCCCATTCGCGCAAATAACGGTCCCAGCACCTGTATCGCCACGTTCACCCAAGCCGCTGCGGCGAAGTCACCCCAATCCGGAATGGCAGTAACCATGCTGGTTCAGAAGCGCGTTCAGCCTACGATCAAGATGTATTGTCCCGGCGAGGCCAGCGGTGAAATCTGGAATTTTTCACTTGTGAAGGCATGTAACGGATCATTCGTGCAAAGTGTGACCGAGCGAAGTTTTGCGTTTGGCACAATGACACCGGTCGACAGTATTCCGGGACAGATACTGCAGATTGAATGGACAGCGGATGCCGAGCTCTAGGAGCAAACAATGAGTTATCAATTGACTACATGCGGCGTACTAAGGCTGAGCGATGCAGCTTATATCCCGCAAGATCCAACCAATCGCGACTGGCTTGATTATCAAGACTGGCTTTTATCTGGCGGCGAGGTAACGCCGGCAAACGATTCGTTTGAAACAGCCCTGAACAGCCCCCTGAAAACTCTGGCAAATAAATGGCTGGCAAGCGTCAGCCGCCAGCCGTGATTCAATCGGGACAACATCCAGGGAGGATCAAGCATCATGCAATTAACTGAAAAACACCTTACCGACATCATGCCCAACGCCCGCTCCCAAGCGGGCGTTTTCGTTTCGGCCCTCAACACCGCGATGGCCAGACATCGCATCGATACGCCGAAACGTATAGCGGCCTTCCTCGCACAGGTCGGCCACGAGTCGGGACAGTTGCGTTACGTGCGCGAACTGGGCAACAACCAGTACCTGAGCAAATACGACACCGGCACGCTGGCGCTGCGTCTGGGCAATACTCCGGAAGCCGACGGCGACGGGCAAAAGTATCGCGGGCGTGGACTGATTCAGATCACCGGCCGGGCAAATTATCGTCAGTGCAGCCTCGGCTTGTTCGGCGATGAGCGTCTGTTGGCACTGCCCGAATTGCTCGAACAACCGCAGTGGGCCGCCGAATCGGCGGCGTGGTTCTGGGCGCAGAAGGGCTTGAATGAGCTGGCCGACGCGGACCAGTTCAACACCATCACCCGGCGGATCAACGGCGGGTTGAACGGCTTGCACGATCGACTCGAGATCTGGGCACGGGCGAGGGCGGTGCTATGTCCGGCTCCTGGCGGGTGATTGGCCTGTTGTTGCTGGTGGCGGGGGCTTTCGCCGCGGCGTGGCAGTTTCAGGACTGGCGTTACGGGCGGCAATTGGCCGACCAAGCGCGGTTAAACGCCGAAACGCAAAATCAACTCACTCTGACCGCCGCGAGCGCACAACAGGCCGAGCAGGACAAACGCCTGGCACTGGAGCAGCGGCTCGCGGCCAGTGAACAAACCCATTACCGAGCGCTGAGCGATGCCCAACGTGATCAGGATCGCCTGCGCGATCGCCTTGCTACTGCCGATGTGCGGCTGTCAGTCCTTCTCGACGCCGGCGACGTTGCCCACGACTGTGCGTTGCCAGCCGCCGCCGGCACCGGCGGCGTGGATTCTGCAGCCGTACGCGCCAGACTTGACCCGGCGCATGCTCAACGAATTATCGCCATCACCGACACCGGCGATCGTGGATTGATTGCGTTGCAGGCCTGTCAGGCATATGTCAGAGCGCTGGCGCCCGAACATCTTGAATGATTCTGTGTATTGAAAGCGCGTCCGGCTCGTGTACGGTGAAGGCATTCCACACGATTCGGAGCTCGCCGTGAAAGAGACCACCCAACTGGCCGCAGAACTGGGCCGACGTCTGCAAGTGCTCAATGCCCACGTCACCACCGCTGAGTCTTGCACCGGCGGCGGGATTGCCGAAGCGATCACGCGGATTCCGGGCAGTTCGGCCTGGTTTGAAGCGGGGTACGTGACGTATTCCAATCGGCAGAAAACCCGGCAGCTGGATGTGCCGGGCGATTTGTTCGAGACGGTAGGTGCGGTCAGTCGCGAAGTGGTCGAGGCCATGGTGCGCGGTGCGCAGCAGCACAGCCTGGCGCATTTTGCCGTGGCGGTCAGCGGTGTCGCCGGCCCCGACGGTGGCACGCCGAACAAACCGGTGGGCACGGTGTGGCTGGCCTGGGGTGTTGGCGACGAGGTTTACAGTGAGGTTCAGCACTTCCCCGGCAACCGCGATGAAGTCCGCCGACAAACGGTGAAGGCCGCGCTAGAGGGGCTTGTGCGACTAGCGGCACGAGAAATCGAAAATCAGGGGTAGGCGATCTTCGAACGCTGTGGAATAATACTGGCTACTTATACAGGTGTTGGCCGTCAGGCCTTATTGATTA